CCCAAGATTGTGACCTTGAAAACCAAGACCAAGGAAATTCCCTTTAACATAGCCAGTAGGAAACAGATAGCTGAACGACTAGAAGAAAAAGGATGGAAACCAAAGCTGAGAACAGAAAAGGGAAATGTTATTATCAACGAGGAAGTCCTGTCCAAGATCAAGATGGATGAAGCACAGATGTTTAATCGTTACTTCCTGCTTCAGAAAAGAACAGGCTTAATCAAGGCATGGATAAAGGCATGTGAGAAGGATGACAGGGTAAGAGGTGAAGTGTTGACACTCAGAACTATTACTGGCAGGATGGCACACCACAGCCCTAACATGGCTCAAGTACCAGCCAGCTACTCCCCCTATGGTAAGGAATGCAGGAACCTTTGGACTGTATCCAATCCTGATACTCATTCCTTGGTAGGGACAGATGCCAGTGGTCTTGAGTTAAGATGCTTGGCTCATTACATGGATGATAAAGCCTATACCAAGGAGGTCTTAACAGGGGATGTACACACAGCTAATCAGACGATGGCTGGACTCAAAACAAGGGATCAGGCCAAGACTTTTATCTATGCTTTCCTCTATGGTGCTGGTCCTGCCAAGATAGGTAAAGTCGTAGGGCAAGGAGTGACAGTAGGAAAGCTATTAACTGAACAGTTCTTGAAACAACTACCAGCTTTGAAAAGATTAAGAAGTAATACATTTAAAGCAGCCAAGAAAGGAACAATCAAGGGACTAGATGGAAGGAGGTTACAGATAAGACACTCTCATGCTGCCCTGAACACCCTTATACAGGGTGCAGGAGCTATCGTCTGTAAGCAATGGCTTGTTGAGATGACAACCAAGGTAAGAAGACTAGGGCTTGATGCCAAGCTCGTAGCTTCAGTCCATGATGAGTATCAGTTTGAAGTTGCCAATACAGATGTGGAAAAATTCTGTCTTGTTACCAAGGAAGCTATGCAAATTACTACCAAGGTACTGGACATGAAGTGTAATCTTGACTGTGATTACAAGGTAGGTAAGACATGGGCAGAGACACACTAATGGAAAAACAATTAGAGTTTTTTCATACTATTAAATCTATTGATAAATCTAAAGGTACTAAGATTTGTATTAAATGTAAACAAGAAAAAGCTCTTGAAAGTTTTATAACTTTAGGGAGAAGAGATATTAAAAACAACCATGTAAGAATGAATATATGTAAAAAATGTGAACAAAAAAAAATGAACCAAGTAGCTGAGTTAAAAAAAACACATGCTTATCCTGATAAAAATTATAAGTGTCCAATTTGTTTTAAAGTACCTGAACAAATTATTCCAGAAACAAACGGAAAAACATCTCCATTTGTTTTAGATCACGACCATAAAACAGGAGCTTTTAAAGGCTGGCTATGTAATAAGTGTAATTCAGCATTAGGTTTTTTTGAAGATAATATTAACTATGTAAGGAGGGCATTAAATTATTTAGAAGATTACGAAAAAAAACATTGACAACATTTGTAGAGTATGGTATAATATAGTCTGTTGAGTAAGAGTAGTGAGATGTACGTTATTATCAATCGTTATTAACCTAAAGGAGAAACTAAGACATGAGTATAATTTCTGGTGAAGCTTATTGGGCACATATTATAGTACCTAATACTAAGTTTAATACTGATGGTGAATGGTCAATTGAGATCTGTAATCTGGATGAAACCAATCGAAAGATTGCAGAAGCTGATGGTCTAACCATTAAGAATAAAGAAGATGAAAGAGGTGACTTTGTTACCTTGAAACAATATGCACGTAATAAGGATGGTTCCTTCCGTGCTCTGTCAGTTAAGGATTCTGAACGTAATCCTTTTCCTTCTAACAAACGTGTCGGTAATGGTTCTACAGTTAATGCCAGCTATTACCCTAAAGAGTACACCCAGTACGGTGGTGGTGTCAAAGGCTACCTTAATGGTGTACAAGTAGTAGACTTAATTGAGTATAGCTCTGACGACTTTGACGTAGTGCCCGGAGGGTATGTCAACCAAGATGGTAACGATATACCTTTTGCCTCTTAACAACTAGAAAGGGTGAGGGATGTTTGTAACTCAAGCATCCCTCATATATTTATATGAAAAATATAGATACGTTAGTTGAAGATATTTATGGTTTGTTTGAACTTGATCCCATACAAAAAGATGAAGGTGAAGTAGATAAACTTATTGATAATTTTGGTGAGATGTTAAAGTCCCACATAAAAGAATTTCTTTACAGGAAGCCTGAGAGTAATGGACATCTCAGACTGTCGGGTATAGGTAAGCCAGACAGACAGCTATGGTATGATATTAATTCAAAGAGTAATGATAACTACCTTAAACCCAGTGTGAGAATAAAATTCCTGTATGGTTATATCCTTGAAGAACTTCTCTTACTGTTGGCTGAAACATCAGGACATACAGTAGAGGGACAGCAAAAGGAAGTAGAGGTAGAGGGAATCAAGGGACATCAGGATGCCATGATAGATGGTGTCTTGATAGATTGCAAGTCAGCATCAGGCTATGGCTTTAATAAATTTAAAACCAATACCCTTATGCAGGATGATCCCTTTGGTTACATAGCACAAATATCTTCCTATGCTGAAGCTAATGGTGTAGATAAAGCAGCATTCCTTGCCATTGATAAATCAACTGGAGAAATATGCTTGTCCAAAGTTCATTCAATGGAGATGATAAATGCTGGTAAAAGAATTAAACATCTTAAAGGAGTGGTGTCTAATGATGCTGTACCTGACAGGTGTTATGATAGTGTTCCTGATGGTAAGTCTGGTAATTACAGGCTTAGTACTCCTTGTGTTTTTTGTAGACATAAACAAGTATGCTGGCAGGATGCTAATCAAGGGAGGGGTATACGTGTGTTCGAGTATGCAAAAGGTAAAAGGTTTCTGGTACAGGTAGCTAAAGAACCAGACGTACCTGAAATAACTGAGTGGTGATGCACTGGAAGTATAAATTAGAACCAGACATTAAGAATAACTTTGGGTTTGTTTATATTATAACAAACAAGAAGACAAAGAAAGCTTATATAGGATGTAAACAGTACTGGTATTATCGTAAGACAAGAAAGATTAGGCAGTCCAACTGGAAGGTTTATATGGGATCATCTGAACATCTTTTAGATGATATTAAAAAAATGGGTAAGAAGAATTTTAGGTTCAGGATCTTGGCTGAATTTAAAAACAAGAGAAGCCTACGTTACTACGAGTGTTATTATCAGATGAAATACAATGTTCTCTCAGCTACCTTGGAGGGAACAGACGATGCAGCTTTTTATAATAACTATGTAGGTGGGAAATTTTATAGACCTGTTCAGCAGCATGCCAATACTAAATGAAGCCATAGAAGAACTGTACGAGAAGAGCAAGAAAGATCCTCATAGATCTTTATATCTTTCTGTAATTTTTCAGGCTCTCTTGGATGTGACAAAACCAAAGATTGAGGATGAAAAAAATGAGATGCAATTATTACGGGATCAGGCTCATGCTTGGTTCTTCACTTCAGTTGGTGTCACCTGTGAGAATTTTGAGTTTATCTGTACCTATGCAGGATTACCAGTAGATCACGTAAGGAGGTTTGTCTCTCATGTAATTAATTCAGATAACCTTCCTCATATCAGACAACAAATTATTAAATTATTAGGATAAGTATCATGGCAGAAGATAGAGATGATTTTATTATAAAAAGTATAAGGGAAGATAGAGAAATAAGAGAAGCATTAAATAAAGAAAGACCTTTACAAAAACAAGTAGGGGGAAATCACTATAAGAATTGTACGATACAACCTGTTGAATATATCTGTGCTAACAAGCTGGACTTTTTGGAAGGGAACATCGTTAAGTATATAACAAGACATCGTACTAAATCAGAAGGAGCCAAGGATATCAAGAAGGTCATTCACTATGCCGAACTCATCCTTCAGCTTGTCTATAACGAAAACAAATAGGAGGGGAACTCATGTTTAAGTCTAATCGTAATCCACAATTCAGATCTAAATTCAGTGAAGATATTTTCTATACCAAGTATTCCCATAAAGAAGCAGAGACTTTTCATGAGCTTGCCTGTACCTTGGTAGAGGATGTCTGTCAGGAAAAAATAACCAGAGATGAGAAAGAACAACTCATAGATCATATATCTAATCTGAGATTTATTCCGGGTGGACGTTACCTTTACTATGCAGGAAGGGACAAGAAGTTTTTTAACAACTGTTACCTACTCAAGGCAGAAGAAGATAGCCGTGAAGATTGGGCTAACCTCTCTTGGAAGTCCGAGTCTTGCTTGATGACAGGTGGTGGTATCGGCTGTGACTACAGCACCTACAGACCTGAAGGCCAGACACTGAGAAGTACAGGTGGAATTAGTAGTGGTCCTATACCCAAGATGATGATGATCAATGAGATTGGCAGACGGGTTATGCAGGGTGGGAGTAGACGATCAGCTATCTATGCCAGCCTGAACTGGAAACATGGAGATATTTATAAGTTTCTTGAAGCTAAGAACTGGAAGGATATGCCTGTAGGTTCAACGGGTCAGACAATCTTTGATATTAAACAGGATGACTTTGACTTCCCTGCCCCACTGGATATGACAAACATCAGTGTTAACTATGATACTGAATGGCTTTTAAACTATTGGAAAGAAGGAGATGTAGGAGATGTCTTTAGGACTAATGTTCGTCAGGCACTTAGCACTGCTGAACCGGGATTCAGTTTCAATTTCTTCGAGAAGGAAAAGGAGACACTTCGTAATGCTTGTACGGAGGTTACATCTGAAGATGATTCTGATGTGTGTAATCTGGGTAGCCTTAACTTTGCTCGTATTGCTGACACAGACCAGTTGCAAGAGGTGGTCCACCTTGCCACCAAGTTCCTCCTCTGTGGAACACTACGAGCCAAACTCCCTTACAACAAGGTTAGTCTGGTCAGGGAAAAGAACAGGAGGTTGGGATTGGGACTTATGGGTTTGCATGAGTGGCTTATCCAACGAGGACACAAGTATGAAACAACTCCTCTACTGCACAGATGGCTCAAGGTCTATGAAGCAGAGTCAGATAAAACAGCCAAGGAATTTGCAGAAGAACTATCTATATCCAGACCTGTGGCTGTACGAGCAGTTGCTCCAACAGGAACCATCGGTATTCTTGCTGGAACCTCCACTGGTGTT